AGAGTACAACAATTACAAGACAAACAGATAGCTTGGGGTCAAAAACAAGACGTACAAAGCGGTAGTGGCTCTTTGCATGATGATCCTTATGATTATGTCACACAAAGATAATGAAAAAGCTACCAAATTGGGAAATAGAGTTTGACACAGTTGTAAACAGAAATCTGTACACTCCTTTTGAATGGGGAAAATGGGATTGTGTACATCTCACAAACACATTCATAAAAGCCATTACAGGCGAAAGTCTTTTACCTAGTAACTGGAAATGGCATACAAAAGAACAAGCAATGCAAAGTATCTTTAAATATGGCAAGGGTAAAGGTTTGGTAGCAGCTATAGACGACGCTATAGAACTAAAAAGTGGTATAGATGCTATAGATATACAATATATGTCTAAAGGAGATTTTGGAGTTCACAAGGAAGAAACAGAATTAGCTTTCGTATTTGATGGCTATGCTTCATTAGGTGTTGATGCTGATGGTCTTGTTATAGATGATGATGTAAATATCCTCAAAGTATGGAGAATCAATGGGTGACAAAGTAAAAAAAGCTCTAAAAATAGCAGCAGTTATTTTTATAGTTTCTAGAATACCCTTTTTAGCGAAAAGTAAATTTGTTACTGAAGCAGCCTTTTTTACACTAGAAGGCTCAGCAGCTTTAGCCGCAAAAGCATTTGCTTATACTTTAGCATTAGGTGTACTCAGCAAAGGGATAAGTGCAACAGGCGGTAACTTTGGTTCTAAAGTATCAGCACGTGCGCCTACAGAGCCTAGACAAATAATATATGGTCAAACTAGAGTAGGTGGAACGATAACTCACATATCTACTACAGGAACTGACAATCATTTGTTGCACATGGTTTTTGTGCTAGCAGGACATGAGGTCAACAGCCTTGAAGCAGTCATACTTAATGATGAAACATTAACAGTTGGAAGTGCAGTAAGTACAAATGGTTCTGACGTTTTTACAGCTACTAATTCAAAGTTTACAAATACAGAAAATCCCAATGACTTTGGCAGTGGTCGCTTAGTTCGTTTTACCTTTCAAGATGGCTCACAAACAGCAGTAGATGGATTTATGAATGCACAACTTGCAGCTATAACGTCTGATGATAAATATACAGATATGGCTTATGTATATATGCAGTGTGTATTTGATGCTGAAAAGTTTGGTGGAGGTATGCCTAATGTTTCTTTTGTTGTTAAGGGTAAAAAGGTCTATGACCCAAGACTCAACTCAGGCAGTGGAGGTACAGCATGGAGCGATAATCCTGCACTGATAATTAGAGACTATTTGACAGATACTACCTATGGGTTGAAAGCTAAAAGCGGTGAAATTAATGATGGAAATGTAGCAGGGGGCATAACAGCAGCAGCTAATAAATGTGATGAAACAGTCACACTCGCAGATGGTAGTTCCACAGAAAAAAGATATACAGCGAATGGTTTTACGAACTTTGCAGCTAATGGTGCAGGAGTTATGAACGGTGTATTACAATCTATGGCAGGATCAATGTCTTATGTTAACGGACAGTTTCAAGTTCATGCAGGCGCACACCCTACACCTTCTCTAACTATTACAGATGACGATTTGCAACGTCCTCTACAAGTCAGCACAAAATCTAGTACAGGTGATTTATACAACACTGTTAAATCTGTATTTGTTGACGGTTCTAATAATTATATTGCTGCTGATGCACCTATATACCAAGATTCAACATTTCTAACCGAAGATACACCTAATGGCACAAATTCTGATAAGCCTAACTATGTAAAAACTATGGAAAAGCAGTTGCCATTTACTGTTACTCATACAATGGCACAAAGACTGCAAAGAATATCTTTGAAGAAACAAAGATTGGCAACAACTATAGGTGCAGTAGTTGACCTTAAATTCTTAAGATTACAGCCACATGATACTGTGATGATAACAAATGAAAGGCTTGGTTATACTTCTAAAATATTTGAAGTTATGTCGGCTGAAATGCTCATAGAAGATAGCGAAGATGTGCCAACACTTGCTGTAGGCTTAGTCTTACAAGAAACCGCATCATCAGTTTATGACTTTGCCACGTCTGATTATCAAACACCTGTAGCATCAGGTAGCACTCTGACAGTTGGTGACTATGCTTTATCTCCACCAACCAGTTTATCTGTGGCGACTGACAGCACTACAGTTGATGTATTTTCTACAACATCTGTAACTGTTACATGGTCAAACGCTAGTTCACCTTACATAATAGGAACTGAAGTATTGTTTAAAAGAAATTCAGATTCTGTCTACAGCACTATGTTTGCAAATCAAGGTTCTACAAAACAACAAATAACAGGCTTAGAGATAGGTGTGCAATATAATTTTAAGGTAAGACACTTGAGCGCAGGTTCTTTCTCTGATTTTACATCTCAAGTTAATCATACAGTAGGCGGTACTGCTAGAACACTTGCAGAAGTTCTAAATGCTAACGCAACAGGTATTAAAACTTTTTTACAAAATGATGTACCAACTTCTGTAAACGCAGGCGATTTATGGATTGATTCTAATGATGGAAATAAAATCTATAGAGCAACATCATCAGGCAATGATGAAGTCACTTCAGGAGAATGGGTAGCAACTTCCATAACTGCAGGTGCTATAGGATTAGGTAACGTACTGAATCAAGCACAAGTCACGACCTTTGCATCTGACGATCCCCCTACAGCAACCGCAGTAGGTGATTTATGGATGGACACCAACGATGGAAATAAAGTTTATAGGGCGCAATCCGTAGGTGCAGATCAAGTCACTGCAGGTGAATGGGTATCTACAACTTTAACAAAAGCAGGTATTGGTCTTGGTAATGTAGCAGATGAAAGGCAGATAACTATCTTTAGGGAAGATAACCCACCTACAGCTACAGCAGTCGGAGATTTGTGGTATGACACAAATGATAATAATAGACAATATAGAGCAAGTGCAACTGGCTCATCTAATTGGGTTGAAGTCTCTCCAAATAAATCTACCGTAGGTTTAGCTAACGTAGATAATAAAAGTTCAGCAACTATTCTAGGAGAGACACATACTGGAACTTCATCAGGAAATCATACAGGTACGGTAGGAAATACAGCTAACTCTACTATAGTAGCAGGATCAACTAGAGCAGCCGCAGTCTTAGATTCAAGCAACAGGTTTACAGGTAGCATATTGCACTCTGGTACAGTTAGAACGGCAGAGCAGTTGATAGATGCTCATGAGAGAGCTACAAACGCTATAGACAGTAGTAACAGATTAACAGGCAGTATATTTGACGGAACAAACACAAGGACACCTGCAAACATAAATGATGCTTATGTAAGAGCAACAACAGGCTTAAATGCAAGCGGAGTAGTACAAGTAGCAGTGCCTTCAGCGCAAATATCTGGCGCATTAACTACAGTTTTAACTGCATCACCTAGTAACACTGCACAATGGACAACAAATGATGGTGCAATATATTCACCAACAGGAACAAACTTTGATATAACAGTTACTGCTGATAATGGAATAAATTCAGAGACTTGTGTTATAAGGTGGAGCTATGTAAATGTAAGTAACAGTAACGCTGATTACATAAGCGCTTGCACAGAACAAACAGATTCAAGCAATGATTTTACTTTAGGTAGTATTACAGATTTATCTGGCAACAACGTAAAGTTTGCAACTTGTGTTGTAACACACACCGCTAGCGGTACGACTATAACTTTGCAAGCACTCTTATCGCAGATTCATGTATCAGGAGGAGGTAAAAATTGACAACAATAACAGCAAGCAATGGATATTCTTTAAGACCGCTACAAGAGTCAGATAGAGACTTTATGTTAGAAGTTTTGAAAGATTTTCCTATTGGTTCAAACACTTACTATCAGCGTATAAATGAGTTTTCTAATATGCTATATGCCACAGAAGGTTTTACCGTTGCAAAAGTAAAGGCAAGAACACCAACCGAAGTAACTATGATTACAGAAAAGGACTCAACAAAACTTTCTTTTTGTCATCTGGTTTTTGATGATTTAATTGTAGAGACAAGAATGGGTGCGGTACATCCAAGTCACAGAGGACAAAAGCACTACACAGCACAGCTTATGTTGGCAGGTTATCTAGCCTACATACATTGCGGTTGCACAGGCTCTATACAAGAAGCTACCAATACAGATACTTTAAATGCTCTTGCTGATACTTGGCGACCTGATCTAAGCACAGCAGAGACACAGAGAGACACAGATAATAAGTTTGGAGACGGACAAACATATACATTAAATAAAATAACCGCAACTGCGGCAGAACATGAAACCCATAGGGCAGCACACAGCACATGGGGTTCGGTAACTTATACGGTTAGCTAATGGAAGAAGCAATAAAATTTATAAATGAGGTAGGCTTTCCCATAGCAGCAGCACTTGGTTTAGGTTACTTTATTTATAGACTTATATTCAAGATAATAGATGGCATGACAGAAAAAGTAGATGTTTTAGATGATAAGGTGCAAGCAAGTTTAGATACTATGGAAGAGAGGTTGACTACAAAACTTGATTCACAGTACGGAATTATTGTTAGCTTGATTGACAGAGTGAGAATGATTGACCAATCGCTTTTAAGAAATGATGTGCTTCTTAAGACTTTGGTTAAGATGCCAGAATTGATAGATACACACGAACTCACTAAAGCACAAAAAGAAGATCAAAGAAAAGACTGATGAAAGATTGGGATAAATACTTAGCGATTGTTGGCATATTAGTAGTTCTCTTAGTCGTTTCTTTATCAGTCAAAGCAGATACCTTAGTAGCAGAATTTAAGAATCCTAGCTTTTCAGGAGAAGGCACTTCAGCAGCATGGTTGACTATAGACGAGCAACAATTCACAAGAAATCAGGATCAAATACAA